CGGGCGGCGTCGACACCCTCTACGAAGTCGGCGTCAACGCCACCGTCAAGCAGTCGCGCGCCAACGCTGGCGTGCAGATCACGCCCGTTGTGCTCAACACGACCGGCCCGCTGACCGCGGCCGCGATCCTCTCGGGCACCCTGACGTCGACGACGGCTGCGATCGTCGCCGGCACGCTGCCGACCGGCACCGTGCTCGACGCGGCGTCGACATGGCTGGTCAACGAATACCTCGACTGGACGGTCATCAACACCGGCCCGAGCGCGTTCAACGTGACCGCCGCTGCTGGCCACACGATCGTCGGCGCCGCTGCCGTCGCCACCGCGACCTCGGGCATCTTCCGCACCGTCCGGACCGCGGCCAACACGTTCATTTCCTACCGCCGCAGCTGATCGGCCCTGCGCCCCTCGCCTGCTTCGGTGGGCGAGGGGCCTCTTTCTTCTGCGAGGTTCCACCGTGTCTTTCCCCACCATCGTCTATCGCTGCCCCGGCCCGCACTACGGCCCCTCGGGCAAGACCTACGAAAGCAAAGGCATCGTCGACGGCGCTGCCCTCGCCGCTGCGCTTGCCGATGGCTGGTGCGCGACGATGCCCGAGGCCGTCGCCGGCCCGGGTCCGTTGCTCGTCGAGGTGCTGGAGGGCAACGAGGTGTCGGCAGCGACGGCCCTCGATTCTCTGTCCGACGACGACGCACCAACCCGCGCCGAGCTCGAGCAACAGGCCGCGTCGCTCGGCGTGCGCTTCGATGGCCGCACCGGCGACAGCCTGCTGGCTGAGCGCATCGCAAAGGCGATGGCCTGACCATGGCTTGGTCCAAGCGCCAGCTTGTTCTCGCGGCCCTCAAAGAGCTCGGCGTGGTCCAGCGCGACACCGACGCCACGGCCGAAGAACTCGCCGACGTGTGCCGTCGCCTCGACGCCATGATGGCCTCGTGGGACGGCGACGGCCTGCACCTCGCCTACCCAATCCCCGCCGATGACGCCGTCGACCTCGCCGCCGACAGCAACCTGAAGTCGAGCGCCGTCCGTGCCGTCGTCGCGAATCTCGCTCTCGAGATTGCGCCGCAGTTCGGGCGCGAGCCCTCGGGCCTGACGCTCAAGAGCGCCAAGGCTGGCCTCGACACGCTGCGCACCCTCGCCGTCACCACGTCGCGCCAGCGCCTCCCTGGTGGCGTTCCGCGCGGCGCAGGGGGCCAACGCGCGGGACTGAGCCGCTCGCCTTTCACGCCGCAGCCTGACCCCGGCATCACCGTCGGCAGCGATTCCATCCTGAACTTCGATTGAGGCCGCAATGACACGCATTTCCGAGCTTCCGCTGCAGACGTCGGCGCTCACGTCGAGCGCAGAGATTCCCGTCTCGCCTGCCGGACAGAGCGGCGCGACCTACCGCGCCTCGCTCGGGCAACTGCTGACGTTCATGGAGGCCAACTTCGCATCGCCGGACTTTGTCACGGTCACGGCCGCGCCGACGTCGTCGGGATACACAATCTCGCTGGCGAGCAGCACGAACAGCATCCGGTTGATCATCTCGCCGACAGGAACGTTCGCGGCCGGAACGATCACGCTGCCGGCGCTGGCCGATTGCTTCGATGGCCAGCAGATCGTCGTGACGTCGTCGCTGGCTCTAACCACGCTGACCGTCGCCGGCAACGGCGCCACCGTCGCCGGTGCTCCGGCGGGCCTCGGGGTCAACGGCTTCTTCGCTCTGCGGTTCTCGTCGTCGTCGTCGACTTGGTACTGCGTCGCGCAGAGCCTTGGCGCGACGTCGACGTTTTCGACGATCACAGTCACCGACCCAACCAACAGCATCAAAGACATCAACGGCAACACCGTGCTGTCGCTGTCCGCTGGCGATGTGGCCGCGGTGAATCACGTCATGGTCGTGAACCGCGAGACGACGTCGTCGCCGCAAGTCTCTGTCGCCGGCGCCGACGCGAACATCGGCCTGACGCTGGTGGCCAAAGGTACCGGCACCGTGAAGGTCGGCAACGACGTCGTTGCGACGATCACGGGCGTGCAGACCATCTCCAACAAGACGATGGGGACGAGCAACAGCTACAGCGGCGGTACATTTATTCTGCCGACCATCAGCCCCGTCGGGACCATCGCGGCCGTGGAAGCTCAGGCAACGGCGCTCGGTGGTGCAGTCACCGGAATGCGCGGGATGGTGAGCAACGCCAACAGCACCACGTTCAACGCCGACGCCATCGCCGGCGGCGCCAACGTCGTCCCGGTCTTCTACAACGGCTCCGTCTGGAAAATCGGCTGACACGATGGTCCAGATCCCCATCCTGTCCGGCATCTTCACCGACGGCGGACCCGACGTCCGCGAATCGTTCCCGGTGAACATGGTTGCCATCTCGACGCCGTCAGGCGTGAGCAACGGCTACCTGCGCCCGGCCGATGGGCTCGTTTTCGCTGGTGAGGCCCCCGGCGTCATCCGCGGCTCGATTGTTTGGCGCGCCGGCCTCTATATGGTTCTCGGCACGTCGCTGTCGACCATCTCGCCGACCGGCGTTCGCACGCACATCGGCGACATCACCGACGGCGGCCCGGTGCGCATGGTCTACGGCTTCACGCACCTGGCCATCGCCAGCGGCGGCGCGCTTTGGATCTGGGACGGCAGCACGCTGACGCGGGTCACGGACGCCGACGTTGGCGTCGTCGTCGACGTCGCGTGGATCGACAGTTACTTCGTCGTCACTGACGGCGTCATCTTCCGGCACAGCGCGCTCAACGACCCGTTCACATGGCCCACGCTGGCATTCGCGGACCCCGAGTCGTCACCCGACGGCATCACCGCGCTCATGGTGCTGCGCAACCAGATTCACGTCGTCGGTGGCGAGACGATCGAGGTCTACGACGACGTCGCAACGGTGCCATTCGCGTTCGGCGTCCTTCAAGGGCAGCAGGTGCCCAAAGGCGCCGTCGGAACGCACGCATGCTGCCTCTACCAAGAGGCGATCGCTTTCATCGGCGGCGGGCGCAACGAGCAACCTTGCGTGTGGATTGCTGCCGGCGGTGGCGTCACGAAAATCAGCAGCGAAGAGGTCGACCAGCTTCTTTCGGGCTTCACGACCGCGCAGCTCGCGTCCGTCGTCATGGAATCGCGAAACGACACCGGGCGGCAGGCGCTTTTGATTCACCTCCCAGACCGAACGCTGGTCTTTGACGCCATCGCGTCCAAGGCCGTCAAAAAACCCGTGTGGATCGCGCTCGTGTCGACGCTCGTGGGCTTCAGCGCCTACAGCGCGCGCCACTTCTGCTGGGCCTACGACCGCTGGTGGTGCGGCGACAGCGTCGTCGCGCAGTACGGCTACGCCGACGACACGATCTCGACGCAGTGGGGCTCTCCGGTGCGCTGGGAGTTCTCGACGACGATGCTCTACAACGAGGGTCGCGGCGCGGTTATCGACATGCTTGAGCTCGTGGCGCTCCCTGGCCGGGTTGCTCTCGGCGCGTCTCCGTCGATCGCCACCTCGTACAGCCTCGACGGTACGGCGTGGTCGCAGGACGACGTCATCAGCGCCGGCGCGCTCGGCGACCGCACCCGTCGGCTGCAGTGGCGCCGACAGGGTCGGTGGAGCAACGCCCGCATTCAACGCTTTCGCGGCACGTCTGACGCGCACCTCGCGTTCCTCCGACTCGAGGCGACCCTGTCGCCTCTGAGGAACTGACCATGTCTGGTGCGCAATTCGTCAGCCTCACCGGCCCGCAGATCGACGCCATCGCAGGCAAGGACCGCGGCGCGGCGCTCGCACTCCGGCGCATCGTGACCATCGTGCGCAATCTCGCGCAGGGCGGTGACGGTGTCGTTGCGCGCGTGTCGCCGCTCCTCCCGAGGTTGACCGTCGCCGAAGCCAACGCGCTCGTGTCGCAGGCGACGACGACGATGGCAGTCGCACCCGTCGGGCTGCGCGTCACGATCTCCGACTCGTCGACGGCGGCGGCTCCGGCGACGTTCTGGGGAGCCATCACCGGAGGCGGTGCCAACGTCGTCCCCGCGTTCTGGGACGGCACCGTCTGGCGGCTCGCATGAGTGAGCTCGCCAAAGCCGTCGAGATGCAGGCGTTCATTGCGCTCGTCGAGCACGTCGCGCCGACGACGGCGCAGGCGCATGCCCCGGTGCTCCATCGCTTCGGCGCGGGCATCTACATCCGCGAGATCTTCATGCCTGGGCCGAAGGCGGGCTTGCAGCACACGGCCATCGGCCATCGGCACCGGCTCGAGCACTGGAACGTGATGCTCTGCGGCCACCTGACGTTGATCGACGAGCACACCGGCGCGCCGACAGACCTGCGCGGCCGGCACATGTTCGTTGCGCCCCCGGGCCGCAAGATTGCCGTCATCCATGAAGACACGATCTGGTGGAACATCATCCCGACGACGACGACAGACCCGGAAGAAGCCGAAGCGATCATGCTCGACAAAAGCGCCGTTTTTGTCGCGTCCGAAGATGTCGCGCGCACCGCTGAGCACGCCAAACGCCAGCCCGAGCGCGTCGCGTTCGCCCGATTCCTCGCCGAGACCGGGCTGACCGCAGAGTACGTCCGCAGCGTGAGCGTCTTTGGCGGCGACCAGATTCCGATGCCCGAGGGCTGGCCGAAGTTCTCCGTGCGCAACAGCGCGATCGAAGGCAAAGGCGTCTTTGCCGCATCCGACGTCGTCGCTGGCGAGGTCATCGCGCCGGGCCGCATCGGGCGCATGCGGACTCCTGCCGGGCGCTACACGAATCACAGCGACACGCCGAACGCGAGATTCGCGCGCGGCGTCGGGTGCATCGACCTCATTGCGCTCGTGGCAATCCGCGGCTGTATTGGCGGCGGCCAAGGCGAAGAAGTCACCGTCGATTATCGGCAGGCAATCAACGTCGGGAGTGAGCCATGAGCGGCCTTGCAGCACTCACAATCAGCGCGGTCGGCGGCGCGGCACTCTCCGGCGCCGTTGGATTCGGCGCCTACAAGGGCCTCGAGGCGGCAACCGGCAACTTCGGCGGCGACGCCGCTGACGCTGCGAGGGAAGCCTCTGCGGTCAACGACAGGCGATTGCGGGAGGCGCAGGCGGGCCTCGAGTCAGCCGGCGTCGACGCGCAGGCTGGACTCGACCCCTTCGCGCAGACCGGCGTCGACGCCGACACGCAGATGCGAAACCTCGCCGGGCTCAACGGACGCGAGGCGCAAGACGCAGCGTTCGCCGCAATCCAGAGCAGCCCTGCGTTTCTGGCGAGCGTCGACCAGAGCGAACAAGCGATCCTCGCCAACGGCGCTGCGACGGGAGGGCTGCGCGGCGGAAACATGCAAGACGCGCTCGCCAACAATCGTCAGCAGCTCATGGCGCAGATGCTTCAACAGCAACTGGCCATGTTTGGCGGGCTTTCGCAGGCTGGTCAGGGCGCAGCCGCGCAGCAGGGTGCATTCGGCCTCAACGCTGCGGGCGGTCGCGCAGACATCCTCGGGTCGCGCGGGCAGAACTCGGGCAACAGCCTCATCGCGCAGCAGGCGGCTCGCCAGGCGGGCACTGACAGGGCGATCGGTCTCGGGATGCAGGGCGCTGGCGCGTTGGTGAACATCGGCACAGGCGGCGGACTCGGGGCGGTCGGCGGTGTCGCTGGCGGCGTGGGCGGCGGTTTCTGATGGCCGGCCCTCTCGATTTCTCGCCTCTTCTTCGCGGCGGACCCGTCGACTTTGGCCAGCAGTTCGCGCAGGGCCAGGCCATCGGCACGTCGGCGTTGCAGGCTCGATCGGTGGGCATCGACCAGCAGGGCGCTGTGATGCAGCAGCAGGCTTTCGCTCGTGACCGCCAGGTCATGGAGGAAGACCGCGTCATCAAGTTGCAGGCGCTGAAGTTGGCGCAACAGCAAGCCGTCGCCGGCGCGCAACGCGAGCTCGCCTACCGCGCAGAAATGGACGTCGCGTCAAAGGCGCGCGACTCCGGGGCTCTCACCGAGCTCATGCTGCGCCACCCCGAGAAGGCCAAGGACATCAAGGTCGGTTATGACGCGCTCGTCGACACGCAAAAGCGCGAGACCGTCGAGATGAACAGCATGGTTCGCAACGCGATGATGAGCGGCGCCGACGATGTCGCCGTCGACGTCGTCCAGGAGCGCGCCGACGCCATCCGCGAAACGAACCCCGGCGCGGCCGCGAAGCTCGACGCGATGGCCAAGCGGATCAAGGCGAACCCCGATGGCGAGTTCGCCCGCGTCGTCGGCGTCCTCGCCGCCATCGACCCCGAGAAGCAGGCCGCGACGTCGCTGTTGCTCAACAAAGAACAGTCCGACGTTGCAGCGGCCGGCTCCGACGCCGACAAGCGCGCATCCGAGGCCGTGATCAAGGGCGTCGAGGCTGGCGTTGCGCCGGAGATGGCTCAGGCCGACCTCGGCGAGAGGCGCGCACGAACCGCGCGCCTCTTCGCGCAGACCAAGAACGAAGCGCTGCGCCTTGCACTCGACGAACGCAAGCTCGCGTCCGATGTCGCGTTGGCTCGCGAGAAGATCCAGGTCGACAAGTACGACCTGCCGCCGGCGTCGGCCAAGGCGCGCGACGATGCCGTGTTGGCGTCGAGCTCGGCGCAGGTTGCGGCCGAGTCGACGCGAGAAATCGCCGGCAAGTTCCGCAAGCTCGGTCAACAGAACGTCGCCGTGCAGTTCCTCGAGACCGGAATCAACGGGCAGGCGGGGAACTACATCTCGGCCAAACTGGGCATGAAAGACGACGTTGCCGCGCTTCGCACTCGATTCCGCGGCGTCGTCAACAACGACGTGCTCAAAAGTCTCCCTCCCGGTGCAGCGTCCGACAAGGACGTCGAGATGGTGCGCGCTGGCTTCGAAGGCGAGTTCGGCGATTACAATCAGCTCGCCGATTCACTCGACGCGATGGAGAGAATCCAGCGCCGCATCGCCGTCGTGAAAGAGGCTGAAGCCGAATGGCAGCAGCAGAACCGCGGGCTTGGTTCTGCGCGCGCGGACGTCGTCATCAACGGTCGCCTTTTCCCGCAGGGAACGTCGTTCAAGAAGGCGACCGCGGACATCGTCGGCGCGCTCGACAAGGGCATCGTTGAGCAGAACGCGTCCGATCTCGGCGGCGTGGTGGTGCCCTGATGCCCGACATCCTGATGACCAAGGGCGGGGTCAAGGCTCGCTTTCCCGACGACCGCCGCGCCGCAGCAGCGGCTCAGGGCTGGGCCATGGCCGACGGCACCCCGGAGCCGACCGGCGTCGAATCCGTCGTCGACAAGGTCAAGGGCGCGGCCTCTGCCGTGGCGAACGTCGTCACCGGCGACGACCGCAAGACCGCAGAGTCTGAGTCGCTGCCCGACTTCCAGATGATGCCGGAGATGCGCACCGCAACGATCTCGCGGGCAGTGCCTGCGCTCGGCGGTGTCATCGGGCCATCCGTCGCCTCGGTCGAATCCGTGGCGCGCAACTTTGACCTCGACGCTCCTGGCTTCGGTCTGCCGGCCGCTGCGCGCGATTACGGCGCCAACCTCAAGACCGCGCTCGGGACGACGCTGGCGTCGCCTGAAGAGCAAGTGCGGGTCGTCCTGGCCAACAACCCCGACGTCAAGGCGCGCAAAGACGAGAAGGGCAACATCGTCCTGCGGTCGAAAGACGGCAGCGATTACGTCCTGCCGCCCGGCTTGCGTGTGCAGGACGTCCCGCAACTCGCGCAGGCGTTTGCCGCGTTCACGCCTGCGGGCCGCGTCGCGTCGATCCCGCGCGCCATTCTCGCGGCCGGAGGAACGCAAGCCGCCATCGAGGGCGCTCAGTCTCTGGGCGGTGGCTCTTTCGACGGCCAAGACGTCGCGCTTGCCGGCGCCACGAACGCGCTCGGGCCGCTTCTCGGCAAGGCAAGCGCAGGCATCAAGGCTGCGCGCGCCGCTGAGCCCGCCG